CCACGATGCTCACATCCCCGAGGGCCCCGATCGCCAGGCTGAGATCCTTCTGTCCGTGGAGTTCGAACTTCGGCATGACGTACCTCTCTCCCTGCTCCTGGTCAGACTGAAACCGTGACCCAGTCGGCGCTCTCCATGCTTCTCCAGGCGTCGTACATCTCCGTCAAGTTGGAGCCCCATCCCAGGTTCACGTTGGTCGCGACCTTGAAGGCCTTCGCCGCGGCGTCCGCCTGGGCCTTCAACATGGGTTGGAGTTGCATGTAGGACCGCCACCGGTCGAAGAGTTTGATGGACGTGTTCCCGGACTGGTACTGGAACTCGTTCCTCGCCATCCAGAGCGCGACCTCGTTGAGCGTTCGGCAGACGGCAAGGTCGAGGACCAGGCGTACGGCCCTGGTGGGGATGTCCATGAACGTCCAGGCCGTGTCGAAGACCGGTCCCATGAGATTCAGGTCCTCGAGGGCCTCGTAGAGGATCCTGGCCAGGTCCGGATCCGAACTCTCCTCCGCCTGGTAGAGGTAGTTGACCTCCGGGTAGTCACGGAGCTTCGACCGGAGTTCTCGAACCAGCGGTTTTGGGACTCGGACCTCTGGCATCGTTGCCGCTCCTACCGGCTGTGCTTCTTCTTCGACCTCGGCTCGTCCTTGCCCTTCTCATCAAGGATACGCGCTTCCGTCCCGAGAACCATGTCCGTGATCGCTTTCTTGGTCTCTTCGCTGACCTTGACGGGCGTCTCCACGACAGCCGGAGCCTGAGGGGCAACCGGATAGATGTTCTTGGGGACCATGATTTCGGGAGGCAAGCCCTTGCCTTCGAAGACGCTCTCGGGGACCGACCAGCCGAGGTCCTTCAGAACCATCGGGTCCGTCATGGCGCCGATCTTCTCGAGGTTCTTGTCCATGTTGGCGATGGCCAGGTACATCCCGTGGTCGGTCATGGCGTACGGGTAGAGCTGATCCTCCTGGATGATCTCTTCCCTGCGGGTCCTCAACCGGGCCGTGCCGGCCTCGATGACCCCTTCCTTGAACGAGACGACTCTCACGTTTCTCATGGTGCACCTTTCTCCCTGCTCCGATACAAAAAGAGAAGGCCCGCCCGAGGGCGGGCGGGCCTTCCCAAGAGAGCGAACCTACCGGCTGTTACACCGGCACCGGGATCGAGGTCCTCGTGTGGTCGTTGATGATCCGGAGGCTGCCGGCGCCCGTGAGGGCGTCCAGCGGGTCCTGGAACTGCACCGGGATGGTGAGCTCCGCGCCCTTCAGGAGGACGCAGGCCACGCCCAGGATGTTCCCGAACCCCGCCCCGATCTCTTCCCAGGCTTCCATGGAGATGAACCGGCCGCGCCGGTCGATGAAGAACTTGGTGTTGTCGAGGATGAGGAACCGGCCCAGGAACTGGGGCGACGGGAAGCAGAAGATCTGTCCCGGCATCACGAGCTTCGGGTTGTCCCGGACGGTCGTGACGTAGGTGAACCCGCCGATCGTCGTGTACTTGTACCCGTCCTTGACGATCTCGCTGGTCACCTCGAGGCCGGCCTCGTTGACGGACCACGCCACGGTGTCGGCGTAGTCGTACTCGTGCATGAGGAAGCACTTGGCCTTCATCTGGCGCGCGGCGCAGACCTTCACGACCTCGCGGAGGACGATGCGGTTGAACTCCGTCTGGTCGCTGAACAGGACGTTCGTGTGGTAGCCGCGGGCGCGGTTCAGGGCCGAGGTCGGGATCGCGGCCGCCCAGGGGCTCGCCTGGTAGATCTTGTTCTGGGTGAAGAGGAAGTTGGCGAGCTCGGTCTCGTCCGCGAAGTTCTTGGTCGTGGAGTAGACCCCGCGCTCCACCAGCTTGTTGTACTGGTGCCGGGTCGCGAGGAAGAGGGCCGCCTTCACGTGGTCCATGAAGGACAGGTCCTCGGCCTCCTGGATGTCGCGGACGATGTTCTGTTCGATGACCTTCGTCAGCGGCATGCGGTACGCCCGCAGCTCCGACTCGGTCTTCTGGAAGGTGTCGCTGGAGATGGTGTGGAACCGGATCGAGTAGCGCTTGCCCATGATCCAGGTCTTGTCGGGCTCGCCGCGCCAGTTGATCCGCATGGCGACGGAATCCGGCTCGATGTCGTCGACGTACTCGAGCGAATCCTCCGTCAGGGAGCGCTGGCACTCGCGCTCGGTCACGGTCTCGGGGGTCATGATCTTGCGGCAGAACGCGTTCTCGCGCAGCTTGTGCTGCACGAAGAGCCCGGTCGCCTGGCCGAGCTTTTCCATCGTCTCGCCGCCGGCCTTGATGGCCTCGCCGAACAGGGCGTTGAACTGGTCCGGGGTGAACTCGATCATGTCTCTGCTCCTTGACTACTTGTTGCTCACGGGCCTCGCAGTACGCCACGGGCGCGAACTACGGCGCTTAGGCGCTCCTGACGACGCCGTTCGAGTTGAACACGAACCACACGATCCCCTGCGAGATGCGGTAGACCGTGCCGAACCAGGGACGGTTGATCGGGATGGGGGCGCCGCCGCCCGGCGGGTTGTAGGCGCGGGGACGGGCGCTCGCGCCGATGGCGACGACGTCGCCGAGGGCGGGCACCGTGGCCGGGTCCCACTCGGACTGCGCGATCCCGATGGGGAGTCCGCTGCCGACGATCCCCGAGAGGCCGCCCGTTCCGTGCTCGAGGGTGGGGGCGGACGCGTCGAAGTTGTCCTTGGTGCTGGCCTTGACCGACCCGTGGACCGTGTCGAGGAAGTTCAGGTACGCGAAGAAGTCGGCGGCTCCCGCGAGCACGGCCCGGCCCTGCGCGTCCTCCTTGATGAAGCGCCCTTCCGGCACCGCCGCCCCCGAGTAGTCCAGGTGCATCAGGTTGACGGCGGAGATCTTGGAGTTCAGGCGCACCAGGCTGGTGGTCTTACGATCGTCGTATCCCATCTGGAGTCTCCTTCGTTACATGGACCTTGTGTTCGGGGCGACGTTGTCCCGGAGGAAACGGGTCAGCGGATCCGCCTTGTCGTCCGCGTCTCCCTGATCCTGCGTAACCTCGCCGATCGCCAACGACCGGTTGATCCCGAGTGCGAGCGCTTCCTTCAACACTTCCATTCGCCCCGGGTCCGCCAAGAACTGCTCGGCGGTCTTCAGCGCGTCGCTTGGGTCGATGTGTCCCTTGGTCACCAGGTCCAGAACCTCGCGAAGGATGTGGTTCTCCCCCTCGACGGCCGCGAGTTTCTCTTGATCCCGCGCGCCCTTGTCCTGGGCCTGCTTGATCATGCGCTGCTGAGAGAAAAGCGCCCCTTGGATCTCGGCTGCGACTTTTTTGCCGTTCATCGGTGCATCGCCTCCGTCAGCACGTCAACCGCCATCAGCAGCTTGGCGGTCGCGAAGTTTCTCGCGCGCTCGACGGCTGCCTTCTTCTGGAGCGCGTCATCGTGTTCTTCTTCTTCCACCCAGTTGTTGAGTTCCGCGGAAAGCCGCTTGATCTCCGCCGCGTCCTTTTCCGGCATCTCGTCGAGAAGCGAATCGAGGGTTCCTTCATTGGACGCCGAAGCGCCCGTATGGGCCGCATTGGCCCTTGCCCGCTCGATCAAGGCTTTGATGTCGATGCCGCTCACGACTTCATCTCCTGGCTACCGCGCCCCGTGACTACTCCTCCTCTTCCCCCGCCTCTTCCTCCTCTTCGGTCTCCGTCTCGGTCTCGGCCTCGGGGTCGTACTTCCCCGCGTAGTAGTCGGAGAGGAGAGACGCGCAGGCGTCCCCGAAGTCCTCGGCGTCTTCGTCCGTGGCGATCTTCTCGATGTCCTCCTCGGTGACCCCCTTCGAGGCCAGGAGGAAGGCGAGCGTCTCTCCGTGACCGAACCAGGCTTCCGCTTCCTTGTTCATCATCTCGCCTTCGACCAGTTCGGCCGCCAGGCTGAGAACCTCGGACGCGTTGAGCTCGGGGAGCTCGCCGTCGGCGCAAGCCTGCTTGACGATGTCGAGGGCCTGGTCGAGCAGCTCGATCCGGTTCTCGTCGTCCTGGTAGGCCTCTTCCAGGTTCTTGAGTTTGAGGGACGCCTCCTTCTCGATGACGCCCTCGTAGATGCTCTGCATGCTGAGTTCGTCGGCCATGACTTCAGCTCCTTGTGGTCAGTTCCTCCGCGATCGCGGCCCCGAAAAGGATGATCTCCTGCTCGTCGAGGTCGAGATCGAGGCGCCCCGCCTCCTTCTCGATGAGAATGGTCTCGACGGCCGTGGCGAGCAGAACGGATTCGTCCTCCCCCAGGAAGGACGAGCCGGCTTCGAAGGCCTCGGCCAACTTGTCGAAGTCGATCGGCATGGTGAATTCCCTCCCGCCTACTTGCCCACGGCGTCGTTCGGGTTCGGGTTGTGGACCTGCTGCGGGGCCGTCTTCTCGGCGACGACCAGCGGGCTCCCTCCGGGGATGCTGGGCACCGTGCCGGGGGTCTTCATGCCGTGGGCGGCGAAGACTTTGTCCGCGATGCGCTTGAAGTTGGACTTGTCGTTGCTCGTGTTGCCCTTGGAATCCGGGGTCTTGCCGCTGGCGCCCGCCGGGGGCTCCGCGACTTTCTCGAGCATGCCCTCGACGAGAGCGTGGCCCATGAGCTTGCCGGAGTACCAGAGGTCGTTCGCGAGAGCCGTCTTCTCCTGGTCCTCGGTGCTGAGGGCTCCGCCCTGGGCGGCCACCTTCTCCATGGTGCCGTCCTTGCGGATCTTTTCCATCATCTCGGAGATGTTCATGAGTCCTCCTCGGTGTCTCCCTCGCCCGGCTCAGATACTTGAGGGGCCCCAAGCCCCAACCACGTCTCACTCATCCATGCCCGCGCCCGCGATGAAAGGCATCATCATCCTGTTCGGATGATCCGTGGCCGCCTTCTCAAACCCGAGTCCGACCATTTTTGCTTCAACGGCATTCGGGTCCAGGAACAGCCGCACGGACGGATGAGCCGCCACCTGAGCCAACTTGTCAAGGTCAAGCCCCTCGCGGAGCCATCTCCGGTAACCCTCGTAGGAAGCCCGTTTCGCAAGAACCACGATCTTGCGGGGCGCCTCCGGGAGATCCTGAGAGACTCGATCCGAAAAGTGCGGGTCGAACATCGACCTGCGTCGGACGAGAGGCTTTACCTTCTCCATTATTGTAGCGCTGGGGGCCTGGAGTTCAAGATCCTGAGGGAATTCCCCGCCCCCGGTCACGCGGTCCGTCTCCTCCGGGTTCATGATGATCCCCATCGAGGTCAACGCGGAGACGACGGACGGGAGAGAGACGTCGAGATTCATGATCTCGGGGGCCGTCTCCGTCCGTGCTCGATCTCTACGGACCATGTCCCTGATGAAGTCCCACAGGGATGGGTCAATGGGCGATGGACCGAGGTTCTCGGCCGGCGCCTGGGCCGGAATCTTCTTCGTGATCTCGGCTTCCTTCTGCCCGCCGGCTGACAGGAAGTCCATGATCCCGGCGAACTTCGACATCCCCTCGGGGACCGGGAGAGCGAGACCTGTCTCCTCGTCGACCCCGAAGAATTGCTGGACCGAGGCGACCTTCTTCAGGGAGTAGGCGCTCCGGTCCGCGGGAACCATCACGACCGAGATGTCGAAGAACCTCGGGAAGTAGTTGTACGAGAAGACCTTGGTCCCGTCCGGCATGATCTCGTTGAGATGGTTCTTCAGATGATCGCAATAGTCCTCGCGGCGAGCCGCCGGATGGAAACACACCGAGCACACGTCGAAAGGCAATTTGCTGCCCATGGACCACGGAACCAACTCGCCGGCGTTGATCCGCCGGATGACATCGGGAGCCTTCTCGCTCGAAATGAACACGATCAGCTCAACCCGGTGCATCCTCTCGTTGTACGCTGCACAGCAAACACGTTCTCCGATGGCGTGGGCAACGTCCTTATTCTGATGGTGCATGAATGGATACGCATACCGTTCGAAGGTCGTGTACCCATAATCCACAGGCATCGGGAGTTTGTTCTCCCGGAGATAGTCCTTCACGGGGAGCGGAGGTGGATCCCCAAGAAGACTCCATTCTGGGAAAAAGTCCCCATTCTTGTTCCCGGACCACCACTCCCCTGCCCCGATCGCATTCAGCAGCACGTAGACCCCGTCGTCGCGCGGCCTGATCTTGTCCATGAAGTCGAGGAGCTTCTCGGGGATGTACGTGGACCCGGCGATCTTCTCGAGCGAACGGGGATGAAGTGGAATGGCCACGGGGCCCCAATCGGGGCTGTCGCAGCCGAGGGGCGTGATGCTGAAAGGTCCGAGGTCGGTGAACATCTACCTCACCGATGCCTGATGCAGGCGTTCGAGAAGGATATCGAAGGAAGCTGACTTAGAGAACTTTCCGGACTCGTCGCGAGCCCGACCCGGATTGGCGACTGCAGCCTTCCCCTTGGCCTCCTTCGGGGGTGAAGCCTGTGCCTTTTCCATCTGTGCCCTGGTCTGACCCTTTGCGTACCCCATTGGAGCAGCCGACATGATCTTAGGATCGTGGCCCAGCCACTTCTCAGCGTACGGCATCGCAAACTGGGGCGCGCTCATGGCCAGCATCCACGGGACCATGCCTTCCACGCCCATTGCGTTCAGGAGCAGGGCCGGGGCGATTCCCATTCCGGTCTGGACGGCGAACCGCTTCCAGTCCGGCATCTCGGTGATGTTCTGCTTCTGTTTCCAGGCCTCGAATCCTTTGCCACCCATCTGCGCTTCCTGGAAGCGTTGCATCTGCTCCTGGGTGAACTCTCCGGTTGTTCCGGCCGCTCCCGCTCCGGCCGCTCCGGCCGCTCCGCCTTTTCCACCCTTCTTCTTAGCGGCAGCGTCGACCGGAGTCTCAGGTTTGGCTGACGGCTTGAACTCCGTAGGAGTGGTGGCACCAGGAGGCGGAGCCTGCGTTCCGGCCTTGCCTCCCATCCGGATGTCTTCCATCAGGCGCTTCGGAGGTGCCTTCCCTCCGCCGGGCACGTTGACCTCGGATCCCATCATCCGGGTCATCTTCTGCTGCGAAGTCTCAGCGGCCGGCGCAGGAGTGGATGACGGAGCCGGAGTCGGTGTCGGGGACGGAGCAGGCTTCGGAGCCGTCGCGCCATATCCCTTGTTGAAGGGATCGACCATCGGCATCGCCGTGGGGCCCGGCGTTCCGGTCGGAGTCACTCCTTTTCCGGCAGGAACCGGTGCCGGTGCACTGTATCCCTTGCCGAAGGGGTCGGCCATGGGCATCGCGGTAGGACCTGGTGTTCCGGTCGGCGTCGCGCCTTTTCCGGGAAGAGCCGGAGAGGGCTTACCTCCCGGAGGTCCCGCCGAGGGAGCCACGGTCTTTCCCCCTCGGGAATCCGGAACCATGTCCGGAGGCTTTGCAGGAGCGGAAGGAGTCGGAGATGGTCTCGGAGGTCCACCGACTCTGGGATCGATGGGGAGCGCCGTCTTAGGCGACGGCGCCATCATCCTGGTCTTTGCTACCGGCAACGCTTGCGGCGTAGGTTCGGGAGCTGGTGCTGGTACCGGTGCGCGGGCCTTGAGAGGACTTGATTTTGCGGCCGGAGCCGGCGTCGGAGCCGCGGGATCGTATCCCTTGGGAAAGGAGACTTCTCCCTTCGCTTCGCCCTTCAAGGCCCCCTTCGCGCGCATCGTGGCCACGTTCTTCCGCATGATCTCCGTCTTGGTCGGATCGACTTTGACGTCGGTGACGGGATCGGGAACCTTCCTGGCCGCCATCGCTCCCGGCTTGGTCTTGAACTTCGGCCTGGCGGCGGCGAACTTGAGCAGGCAGAGATCGATCGCTCCGAGGTACTCCCCTGCGAACTGGTCGATGAGACGATCTACGGCCGATTTGTCCATCTCTTGTCTCAGTACCGACTCCTGGTACTTCCTCTTCGACCGGCCGAGTTCCTTCGACAGGATTCCGCTCCCGGCTCCGGGCTCCCTCAAGGTCGACCGCTCGGACTCGGTGGGGAACATGGACATCACTGGACCGCGATGATAGGTGACGTCCACGTCCTACCTCTTCCTGCCGGTATTGGGGTCGAACTTGCCTTCTCCTTTGCTGCCGCCGTAGAGCTTGGCCATCTCCATGAGCGACTGCCCGGACGGGCCGGTCGCGTCGAGTGCCCTCGAGGGGATGTCCTTCTGGATCCCCACCAGCTCCCTAAGGATCTGCGGGGTCGCGAGGCTCGGACCGGCCTTGTGCCACTGGGACAGGAGGTTGCCTGCGATGAGCGGGTTCTTCGCCACGGACGGGGCGAAGTCCACGATGGCCTGGAAGTACATCGGGACGTTCGGGTCCCCCTTGAGTTCCGGATGGTCCCTCATGATCGTCGCCAGGGACTGCTTTACCGCGCTGCCCTCCTGGAGGTACTTGATCCCGTGGGCGACGAGGGGCGTGGCCGCGATGGCCGTCGCCAGCGGGGCCAGGAGCAGGCCGAGGGTCTGGAGGGATCCTGCCGTCTTCTCGTAGAAGGAGAGGAACTCGACGGTCCCGTTCAGGCGATCGAAGGTCTCCTCGTCGATTCCCTTGAACTCGTCGACGAAGAATCGGATGAGGTCCTGCTCCTTGCAGCCGTCGGACGCGATCTTGATCAGCCGGGCGGCGACCCGGCCGAGATCCTCCTGCTCTTCCTGCGTGAATTCCAGGTCGCCGTAGAGCGCGGCGTACTTCTTCATGAGGGGCATAACAACCTCGTCAGCCTCAGTTGATCATCTCTTGAAGCCGCTCGGCCTCGTTGTAGGGCTGGTTCTTCTTGTGCTTGAGTTCCCTTCCGATGTGTCCGGCCGTGCCCACTGCTGCGGCGCCGAGACCGAGCGTCGCGGCGGGAATTCCGATCGTGAGGGCGGAAGGGATCGACGCATCCTTGGCGAAGTTCTCGATGAACTCGAGGAATCCATCGAGACCCGCCTCGGCTTGCTTGCGGAAGTTGTCCAGCGTGTCGAGCAGCTCCCGGCTGAAGTCCTCCGGGGTCTTGAGGGACTCCATCCTGTCGACGACGGCGTTCCCGAACGTGTCCATCAGGCGGAGGCGCTTGGAGGCCCGGTCCTCGTCGCTGATCTTGTTCTTGATCGTGTCGAGGTAGATGGCCAGCACGTGCCCGCCGTTGACGATGTCCAGGGTGCTGTCGGGCATCTCGAGGTTGTCGTTGATGAGGGACTTGTCCACGGGGGCGCCCAGCTTCATCATGTCCTGCCGGATGCCTTCGAAGACTTCCTTCCAGATCGGTGCCCATTCCGGGTCGCGGCCGCACGCGAACTTGAACAGGTCGGAGAGCTTCCCCTCGTTCAGGATGATGTGCTCCTTGGCGAGGTTGGCGACCTTGTGCATCTCCCCCTCGAGTTCCCCGCGGAGGCCCATGATCTGGCTGTTCAGTTCGTCCCGGTACCGGATCACGCGTGACGCCAGCTTCTTCATGAGGAGATCGGCGTTCCTTTGGCGGCACCCGTCTCCTTCGGGGTCCGTGATCGCCAGTTCGGCCGTCTTCACGAAGGCCGGCCTGACCGCATCGAGAACCTCGAAGACCGATGCGTGCTTGGCCAGAGGCGCGGAGGAGACGCGGATCTGCTGGATGACCGCGTCGGCGTCGGCGAGGTCGATGGTGAAGTTCTTGTCCTCCGACCGCTTGAGCATGGCGAGGTTCGCGTCGTGGTTGGCGATCTCGGCAACCCTGCGGATCTGCATCGGGTTGAGTTCGTTCGCCTCGGCGGCCTTTCGGAGGGACTCGTTCAGACTGACCCCGCTGGAAAGGAAGTTGTCGCTCACTTCCTTGGCGAGAGTCATCAGTTTCATGGGATTGACGTCCATGCCTAACCTCCTGAGTTCAAGTAAGGATACCCGCCGGTAGACTCAAATCAAATCGAGGGCAGCGAGGTGGACACGAGCCGCCCCTTCCTCTGAAGAGCCGCATGGTAGCAGTATAGCACGGCGTGGAAGGCGTCGTCCGGAAGCGTGTGGTCGTACTTTATCCGGTTCGTCGTGTGGCTGTACTCCACATAGATCGAGGTGAAGTCGTCGATGAACCTCTTCATCTCGTCCTGCCGGAAGAAAGTGATGATCCCCCGCTTGATGCCGTCGATCGTCTTCTCGATCGCCGTGTTCCTGTCGATCATGTACCGGAAGGCCTGCTGATGGAAGGTGTACGGACTATGGGAGGCGACGTACTCGGCCTCGAGGAGGAGCGGGTAGTCCCCGAGCCTCGACCACCCGTGATCGGCGACCAGGCGCGCGTTCGTATGGACTCCGAACCCGTAGTCGGACATGATCCATTGGACGCCGTGCTCCCGGATGATCTGGTTGATGATCTCCGGTTGCCGGGCCAGGTTTGCCAGTTCACCGACGAACCTGATGATCTTCACGATCCGGAACCGACCGTCTGGGAAGTAGGCCCCCATGGCGACCACAGTGAAGGACGGCCCGACGCCCTTCTTGGTCCTGCGCTCGCCCATCTCGCTCATGCCCGTGGGGGAGTACCCTCCGGTCCCGTGGTCGACGCCGGCGCAAAGGAAGATGTCCTGCGTTCCGAGTTTACGTCCCTCTTCCGGGGTGACCGGGTCTCGCTCCTCGCAACGCTTGAAGACGTCCGCCTCCGTGAGGACCAGCTCCCCTTCGTCGTATGGAAGGCCGAGAACTTCGTTGAAGAAGACCTTCCGAGGGATGTTCGGGTCTTCCATCTTGGCGAGGATCTTGGCATGCGTGGTGAACGGAACCATGAGTTGCGGGATCCGGATGCCCCACCAAGAGTCCAGCATCGACGGACGAAGAGGATGCCACTTCCCATTCCTCATGTCGATCGGGCCGCCGCACTTCGTGCAGATGTAACCTTTCTTCCCGATGACCTTGTCGTCGAGGTAGTTCTCGTGACCGGACCCGCACTTCACGAGCCACTCGAACTGGCAGGTCTCCTTGTAGCGCCGGTTCAGGGTGTTGCTCGTCGTCTTGGGAGTCCCGGCATAGGTCCGGAAGGTTTTATCCGGCTCGCCCTGGAAGTGGGACATCGACTCTTCGAGGATCGGGATGTTGTCGGAGATGATGTCCTGGATCTCGTCGATGAGCAGGTGGTTGGCCGTGATCCCGCGGGACGGGTCGGCCGAGTAGTAGCAGGACCGGAAGTTGATCAGGCTCCCGTTCGCAAATTCCCTGGACCCGACCTGCCACACGTTGGCCCTGGACCGGAAGCCCTGGGTGACCACCTCCGAGTCCTCGCACATGGGCCGGAAACGCTGCTGGCTGAACAGGGCGACCTGGTCGTGCCTGGGCTCGATGGCCAGGGTAAAAAATGTGGGATAGATGATGCTCAGGGTGATGGCCTTGGAGGCCAGGGAGGAGCTGTTATGGGTCACGAGACCTTCAGCGACGAAGTTGTGAGTGCCCTCGACCTCGAAGTCGATGCACTCCTGAACCCCTACCGGAGTGATCTCCGTGATCTCGTCCCAGAAGAGATCCGAGTAGACGTGACGTTCCAGGATGTCGACGAGCCGTTGATCGTACCGTTTGTCCGATCGGAAGAACGCTAAGTACAACTCAAGCCGATCCTTCGTAGGAGGATACTTCAGGGTTACCTTGAGACCGCGTGAGTACGGGCTACGTTTGTCGGCCCTTCCCATCCGGATTCTTCCGTCGCGGGAGGATAGGATGCCCTTGATCAGCGAGTTAATTTCTTTCGGGAACGTGTCTCTGTTGTTGTTCGACAAAGTCGACGGAGGCTTGATACCCTCACTCTTTCCGAGAGCCCCGATCTTCTCCAGGAAGCACCGGATCCCTTCCTGGGTCTCGATTCGGAGTATGTACGCAAACCGGCGCTCCCCTCGACGTTTGAAGATGTTGGGCCAGTTCTCACGGAGCTTGGAGGGGATCCCAAATTTCCAAAGAATGGCTTGAACATCCTTGGCCAGGCGAAGGGAGATGGAGCAGTACTCGATCGAGTACTTCGATTGACCGTTCCTCTTGACGTGTCCATCCGTGGACCAAAGACGGTTCAGGAAGAGGGACGTCTGGCGCCGGTCGAGATCGAAGACCCAGTCCGGGATGAACTTCGTCGCTGACCGTGTGTCGTGAAGGCCGTCTTGTTTCATCCAGTCCCGGAGGGGTCCGGCCTGTCTCAGATGTATACCGAGTGCAGGTGTTTTCTTCTTCTTCTGATGAATCCTGTATGACCCGCCAATGGAATGGATATCAGCCAGGAACTCATTCAACTTTGGACCGGGAACGGACGTGAAAGAGTACTGGGCGTCCCCGATGTGACCGTCGCCGATCATGTAAGCGGTGAGCCGGATCCTTTCATCAGGCATCGGAATCCGGTTGAAGGATCCGCATTGACGGACAGCAGCAAGTCGGTCACCGACCTTCAACTCTCCGCCAGGAACCCACCGGCTCCACAGTCTCATCGGATGCGTGGTGGCAATGATGACTTCATGGCCCTGGCGAGTCTTCACCTTGAGGCAGGGTTTCGAATACCGACGGGAGACCCAGGTCACTTTCCCGGAGGTCATGCTGGCGCCATCGTTGGACATCGTCGCGAGATCATCACCGACACGGACCGTCCCGGCTTCGATGAGACGGCCGTTCTCCAGGCTCACAAAAGCATTTACCTGGACAGTTTTTTCGACCTGGCGGCCGGCCATGATGAGAATGTTCCTGGAGCCTACCGGGTACTTCTTCCTGACGTCATAGACGGCACGGAGGTATTGTCGATTGGAGAGGTCGAGCTTCTTCCTGTTGATGACGATCATCTCTTCCGCGTAACTGGAGATCCATCGCTTGCGAACGGAATCAAGGATCTTCTCGGAGTCATACTCCATTTCCTCGGCCGCTTCGGAGATCGTCGAGGGCCTCGGCTCGAAGGACAAGGTCCTTCCCTCGGTCAACGCCGCTGCTACCCGATCGACGACGATCTCGTCGATGTTCATGGCTTGTCCTTGACCTTGGACTTGTCTTCGATCAGCGGAGGACTTTCGGGAGGCGGGATGTCGAGATCGATGTCATCCTCGATCGGATCGACGACGAACTTCTCGAACATCTTGGCGACTGCCGAGCTGGCGGTCCCTCCAAGCGTGTCGAGCCGGTCGCTGGCCTTGAAGAAGATGTCGAGATGAGCCCTCATGGCCTGAAGACCAAGATCCGTCGTGTTCCATTGCTTGTTGGCAAGGTAGGCAACCTGGGCGTCCTTCTTGATGACCTCGAGGACTGCGCGCGTATCCGCTGCGGAATCGATCCCCTGTCTGGCGCCGTACTCCGAGAGTGACTGCTTCCTGGCCATGAACCGCATCCTACGCTCGTCCGGTGGGAGGAGGAGGCTGTATGCGTCAAGGTCGGCTTTCGGAAGCTCGTGGATCGAATAGAACAGGGTCCGGTAGGCGATGATCGCCTCGACGGGAATCATGTCCTTCAGATGGAGGACCTTCCCGTAGAGCCCGGCGATCTCGTCGGACGTCGCGTTGGTAGATAAGAATGGTTCAACCATCTCCCTGGACTTGATGATGTACGTCAACTGACTTATCAACTCGGGATGGTCGTAGTACGTCTCGATCCCGAGAAGCTTGAGAAGGACCCTGAATTTTGACTTCAGGCCGGGCTTCCTCGGTTCGTTGCCGGAGACGACGGCCTTCTCGAATTCGTCGGGAAGATGCTGGATGAAGAGGGAGTAGTACCGATTGATCTCGGCCCTTCGAAACTTCATCGTGAGCGGGACAAGGCCGATCTGAATCAGTTCCTCGAGGACCTCCGATGCCGGCGTATTCAGGAATCGGAGGGTGAGGAACCTGTGAAACGGCATCGTGATGCCAATGCTTCGGTGCTTACTGCCGAAGCTGAAGATGTCGTTTCGGGCCGCACGGAACACGAAGTCATTGTGTTCCGAAGCCTCGATGAACTCTCTCCCGCCGCCATACGTGACGTCGCCCTTCAAGAAGCCTGACTTCTTGAGGGTCTCGTACGTCTGAAACGCGATTCCGTATTTTGTCAGAACCTGGCTTCGAGATAGGCGGTCGGGGTCACTCCGGTTGTGCCCCATCGACGGAGCTCCTCAGCTGTTTCAACTGCCGAATCACGTTGTCCAGCGAGAACAGCGCCGTCTTCACCGGGCCCTGCTCCAGTTGCAGGCCCAGCCTTGAGGCCAAGAGAAGCTTGGCGAGGGACGAGGAGGCCTCCTCGAGTTCGTCCGTGTGCTCCATGAACTTGAGGAGGTTTACCTCATTGAGGAAGTTCAGCCCGAGGACCGTGTCGACCGTGCTCTTCGCGTCCTGCTCCGACACGTCGAGTGCGATCTTGAAGAACGAATAGCCCTCGCAAGGCCGAATCCTCGCCGCCGCCTGGATGAGGTTGACCGGGCCGGATTCAAAGCTGGAAGATGCGGCCGCGATCTTTTCGAGGCGCCCACCGCCGCTGGGTTCGGAGGCCGGACCCATGGTAAAGAACGCCGAGCCTGATGTTTCTGCTTTCTTCATCATCTCGAGAGCGACGGACGGCCCCGTACGCTCCGAGAGGGCTCGGCAGAAATCGGTCCTCGACTCGCCGGTCTTCGACACCTCGTCCATCTCCGCCCCGTGGATGGAGTAGGAAAGTCCGCGGCAGCGGATCTCGACGGCGTTGAGCGGCCAGTCGATCTTGTTCGAGTCGATCGAGTTCGCCACCTTCCCGAGTCCGGCGGCGCAGCCCATCCAGTTCCACTCGGGTCCCATGAAGACGGTGTCCCCGAGCTGGTGGAAGCCCTGGTACTTGTCCGAGGCGTAGATGGTCTTGAACCCACCGGTGGCCATGAAGTCGGCCACCTTGATGAAGGGCACGCCGTCCTCGTTCGAGCCGAGGTAGAGGAAGCGCACCGGCCACGTCGCAACGGCATGGCCTTCCTTGATCATCCAGAAGAAGCCCACGTCGTTGGTCTTCGGGGCCTCGGCCATGGCGATCTTGCTGAGTCCGTTCGCGTCCTTGATCTCGCGGCCGCCCACGTGCTCGGCGATGGCGATGGTCCTGTCCCCCTCGAGGCTCATGGCGAGCTTCACGCCCATCGGCTTGGTGGGTTCCAGCGGGTTCGCGTCCCATCCGATCACCTGGTCGAAGACGAAGGCGGCGCACTTGTCGGTGCCGCCGAAGAGGACCGAGTAGATGCCTGGCTGGGACACGTCCTCGTAGGGACGGAACTTGATCTCCTCGACCTTCCAGGTCTGCTTGGCTTCGGCTTCCTTCTGGAGGGTCTCGCGGGCGGCGACGGCATAGTCCGTCACCACGCCCCTGAGGATGGTGTTGGCGGCAAGGGCGTACTCCGTCCCTTCGCGGCCGATCGTCTCGAAGGACTTCTTCAGGTCGTCCAGCGTGAAGGACAGCCCGGAGGAGAAGGAGTACTTCCCGGAGAACGGCGCGCGGGTGACGTTGTAGATCGACATGTCGGCGAGTTCGCCCTGGCCCGGCTCCGATGCGGTCCCGAGTTCGGTCTTCTGGAGAGAGGAGAGGAAAGTGGCCTTGGTCATCGGGCGGAGCTTGCCCTCGTGCCAGAACAGGTCCAGCGGGGAGAGCTTGAAGTTCTCGATGATCAGTGGGATGGCGGCCTTGTCGTCGATGACGATCTGGCCCACGCCGGCGCCGGCCTCGGGATCCGTTCGGTTCATGTGGATGCGGATGTCGTGCTCCTGCAAGAACGGGTTCTGTTCGTGCAGGTACATCATGATCTCGCTTTCCCACTTGGCGGGGTCGCGCCCGAGCTTGACGTTGGCGACCTTCTCGACCTCCCCGAGGGAGGCTGCAGTGAGGAACAGCGGGCTGCCGGCGATCTCGGCCTTCATGGCTCCTCCGTCAGACCATCACGTCGCTATAATAGTCCGGCAACCCCATCTTGCCGAGCGAGCCGGCCAACGAGCCGATCAGGTCCGGCGAGACCAGCGTTACCGTGGATGCCGGCGGCACGTAACCATGGACGTGGGTCATTAGAGCCTGAACATCGCTCTTGTAAACCTCGTCCACGAACGACTTCAGGACCGCCAGTTCACCCTTGCTCCCAAAGTATACGCTTTTCTTGAATCGAATCCCTGCCCCCATTGACCCTTGGTACCACTCGCACAGGGGATCCAGGGGACTCGGGGTCTTGTCGTGGGTGAAGGTGGCCACTTTGGCAGGGTCCCACATCACCCAAGGACCACCGAACCCGATGGTCTTGGCCTTGATGAAGAGGCCCTCTGAGTTCAGTGAGATGAACTGGTCCTTTCCCCAGGAGATGACGGCCTCATCCTCGTTGAACCGGAGCTGGTAAAGGTTGGAGGCAGCGTTCGATCCATCCTTGGAGACCGTCAACCGGACTTCGTTCAGTTCATTGTCGACTTCGAGGGTTCCGAACTTCCGAAGCTGGATACGCGCGCCGCGCTTGATGGTCTGGTTCAAGGTCTTCTTGCTGCGGCCGAACTTGAGATCATCGGCATCCCTGAGCCCGCCGGCCTCGACGGCGAAATCCCGATCGGTTGGCTTATCGGAATCGGAGGACAATGACGCCTCAAGACGGACGGGAGCCTTGTCCTGCGGCGTGGGGGAATCATCGATCTTCGAGGTGTCATCCTGTTTTTCGGTGAAGACCTTGAAGATGAACCCGGGGACGATGTTTACCGTGATCTGCCTGGCCGTGAAGACCAGGGCGTTCTTGGCGGCCAGGAACGCGGCATAGAGGATGTTGGAGACGAAGTGGATCAGGCTCCCGTCCGAGAAGGTCCTCACCTGAGTTTCCGTCTCACGACTCTTCATGATCACGTCGCCGTGGACGGGAGTGAACTCCTCGTTGGGATCGCCATAGTTCGGGAGGTTCTCCGTGTCGGACTTGCCGAGTGCATAGTCCTGGAATTGCTCCTGCTCCTCGGCAAGTAGTTCCAAGACCGTTTTCTCGGCACCATTCTCGATCGGGGCCTGGGCCAGGGGAACCCGGCAGACGATGATCCAGCCAAACAGATTGTGATGGGAGCAAAGGACCTGATCGCCTTCCTTGTACGGGTTGTAGACGCCAAGATCGCACGGATGGCAAACCTGCTGAACGCCGAGGCCCAGCATGGTCACATAGTAGATCTTCTTGGTGTGATAGGCCCTGTCGATCACACCCAGGTGAAGAGTCGGGGGATCCATCGGCATCGGTCACCTACGGCCGCTTGTACCCGCCGAAGGCCACGCGCGTGATCGGGTGGCCCTTGGCCGTGTCCGCCTTTTCAAGCGTCGCCGGAGCCCGCTGGAGGGTCTCGTGCAAGCGCTCAAACATCAGTTTACCGAAGAGGTCATCCCCGTGATAGGGGGAAACACGGATGGGCAGCAGAGTCGACTGGTAGAGAATCTTCCTTCCCTTGCCGATCTTCTTGTTGACCTCGTCGATGGCGTTGACGGAGACGATGTCGCCGCGATAGACGTGAAATTTCTCCCCGTCGCCGGCGTCGGTCACCTCGGCCCGGTCCGTCATGGGCTTGATCACGGCCTCGAAGATCTTCTGCTTCATCCGGATCCCGCCTCCGGAGTACTCCTTCTGCAGGTCCGAGATGATCTGGCCGCGGACCCTGTGGATGTCCCCCGTGATGGACAGAAGTTCCTGGGGCTTGATGACGCCGGTTGCGGAGAGCTTCTGGCCGGCGACGACCTTGTCGCCCTTCTTCACGCCGAGCCCGGTCTCCTTGGGGACGAAGTGGTCCTCCGTGCCGACGGTGACGTCCCAGCCTCCGCCGAGTCCCTTCTTCACGGACGACACGGACCCGGAGACCGACGAGAGCGTGGCCTTGCCGAGAAGGTTCTCCGGCATCTCATAGATCTGCTCGATCCGATCGAACCCGACTGCCGAGCGACCGGCGGCGCCGCCTGTGTGGAACCCGCGGAGCATCGTCTGTAGGACCGGCTCGGTGACGGTCTGGCCGGCCAAGGCCCCGATGTGGAATCCGATCGCAGGGAATTGGCCGGTCTCGTCGAGGCCGTAACACTTCTGGCAGATGCCCCGGATCGCCTTGCACTTCAAGGGCGACCGCATCTTGATCACGGACGTCTTCCTGGTGCGAAGCTTCTGGACGAGCTCGGGAGTCATGACCTTGCCCTTGAACGGACCATCGGAGACCACCCGATCAAGGGCCTCCCTGGACTCCACCGGGAAGACGAGACCGTCGGTCGATCCACAATCGGCCATCGAGATGATCTGGTCGATCGTCGTGTTCACCAGGCGCTTGCTCAGAGCCCCGACGTCGCGGGTTCCCAGGCCCTTCTGCATCAGGCCCTTCCTGGAGCCCGGCAGGGTGGACCAGTACGCGGCAATGTCGTGTCCCTCGGCGAAAGACTTCTTGATCGGAACCTGGATGATCTGGTCCCGGTGGTCGGTCATGGCCACGGGAGCGGCCAGCATCTGCGTCATCTGGTCAGCCTTCCCGAAAGCCCCGGAGAGGATGCCGCCGATCACGAACCGGTTGTCCTTCATTCCCTTGACTTGGGCATTCAGTTTGTCGACGGCCTCCAAGTAGGCCTTGTCAAAACCAACGCCCTTCACCTTCCCGGCCGCTTCGGCCAAGATCTTATCCCGTGCCTTGTAGTCGAACTCGAGGTCCTTCAGGCCGACGGAGAACCCAACTTCCGTGACATACTTGGCCCCGAGATCCTTCAGCCTGTTGATCACAGACCCGGCCTCGTTCGGTTTCTCCTTGGCGATCTTGAAGAGGGCATCCTTCATGATCTTTCCGGTTATCGTGACGTTCCCGGGTTTGAACCCGACCGGGAATGAGTCGTTGACGATCAGCCTTCCCGGCGTCCAGATCCCTTCCCCCTTCACCATGACGGGCGTGTTGACCTTGATCGCCTTCCGTCCATAGAGAGCCATCATGTCCTTGAAGCTCGCCGCGGCCGCCGGAGTTCCCTTGGGCTCGGTCATCAGGTAGAGACCAAGGACGTACTCCTTGCTGGGCGCGTGCATGAGCGAATCGCTCGATACGGAAAGCAGATTCCTGGATGGGAGTTTGTCCAGGGCTTCCTTTCGGGCAGCCTCACTGACAACGGTGTGTACACCCATGGTGTCGCCGTCGAAATCGGCGTTGAATCCCGAGACGATCAGCGGGTTGATATGGATCGCCTGACCCGTTACCAGCATCGGTCGGAACGGAAGCATGCTGAATTTGTGGAGCGTGGGGGCCCGGTTCAGGTAGACCGGCCGGTCCTTGATCTCGGCGCGAAGGACGTCCATCGCCTTGGGGTCCTTCTTCTCGATGAGGTCCAGGGCCTCGTTCGGGGTGAGACCGGCGCCGACCAGGCCTCGTACGACGAACGGCCTGTAGATCATGAGGGCCATGTCCTCGGGAAGCCCGACCTCGTCGATGCCGAGAGCAGGGTTCGGGATCACCGTCGACCTGCCGGACAGGTCCTGTGGACGGCGGACGGCGCGGCCCTGGAAGAGGCCGAACTTGTTCGTCTGCCCCTTGACCGTTGCGATGAACCCCTTGAAGTTCTTCGATCGCGTGAGCGGCTCGGTCACGCCGGCCATCCCCTGCACGGCGCCGTAGAGACTCGCTCGGAGAGGGGCCAGGTTCTTCGAGTCGACGCCCTGGTTCTTGAGGTCCAGGAGCTGCTTGTTGATCAGCAGAATCTCCCGATAGCAGTGGTTCGGGTCGGCGACGTTCAGGGCGCCGTCCGGAAGCGGATAGATCGGACGGAACTGCGGAGGGATCACCGGGACCTTGCTCCAGATGTAGGCCTCCGACGGGCTCATCTTCAGGGCCTTCAGAGCCTGGAGGTACCGACGTTTCCTGTTCAGGTCATCCAGGGTTGAAGCGCGGGCCGTCCTGATCTTGGCGATCGTCTCATTTAACTGGGCGTCGACATCCACTCGGTCGAGCAGGCGCTTGATCCCTTCTCCGGCCGGCTTCCCCATCGTCGGGTCGGCCACCAGCTTTCCGTCCTTCGTGACGAAGGTCTCCCCGCTCATGATCGACTTGAACTGGGAAGAGGAGATACCGGTGACGGAGATGATCGGCCGCTCCATCAAGGGGTTCGGGATCGACGACTCGAGATCGATGTGACTCCAGGAAACTCCTCCGAACCCTCCCGTCACCGACCGGTCGAACAGACCGCCAGGCTCCGGCTTCAGGTCCGATGCACGAACCACGCTCGGATTGGTTATGGCTCCGTTGGATCGTGACACGATGTCCTTGTCCGTCAGGGGCAAAGCCTTGAACTGGGTGCCCTCCTGTTTCAGGTTGATCCCGGCACCCTCAAGGTAGGTCACCAACTTGTCGAGGATGAACGGAGATTGTGGCGGGGGAGTCGGAAGGCCCATCTGCCAGGCGCGCCAGTACTCGGGGTTCGAGGAGCTCTTCAAACTCATGGCATCCTTGAGGAAGTGCGTGGAACCTCCACCAAGGAGTGCATAGATCTCCCCGGTCCCGATGTTCTGGGCGCTTTCTCCTGAGATCTTCGCCGGTTGCATGTCTGAGGTGTAGGGCCCCAGGGCCTTCGCCGAGAACTTGTGCCGGACCTGGTGCTTCAGTTTCATGAAGTTGACCCGGCCCACGAAGATGTCGTCGAGCTTCTTATTCTCGACCGGGTCGTAGATGGTCTCCGTGTCCGTGAGTCCGGCCTCCTTCAGGTCGTTCTGGATCTTCTTGAGGGAGGATTCGGACGAGAAGTTGTCCACCAGGTACTTCTTCCCGGTCTTCTCGGCGATCTTTCCGGCAACCGCCTCGAACATTTGTCCTGGATTGATGCGACCGGCAATTCCTGCCGGATTGAAGATGACATCGATCGTCCGCCCCTTGGAGTCCTTGTACATCTCCTTGTCGGGGATGATCTGAGTGACGATGCCCTTTCCCCCAGACCTGTTGCTGAACTTGTCTCCGACCTGCGCTGCCTCAAGGGTCCGCAGGAAGACCTTGATGAACCGGCCGGTCTTGATCACGTCCACGACCTCGGCAGGATATTCTCCGTCCCAGGCCACGGAGACGTCGCGGAACGGGTTGGCCAAGGACTTGTGGATCTTCGCGTAGTCCATCTCCTCCTGGAACTGGATCTGGTCGACGGCCGGGATGACGACGGTCTTTGAAGGGATGGTCACTCCCTTCTTGATGACACCGTCCGGATCATAGAATCCCGAAGTCATCTCGGCGGCCTTGTCGGGAAAATGGGCCTGCCAGATCTTGAAGCCGATCTTCGACGTGACCGTCCGGTCGAACCGGAATTCATATTTGTGTTCGGACGTCATCCGCTTTGAGGCACCCTCGGAAACGACGATCGCATCCTCGAAATTCTGACCCTTGTACGGCATGTACGCGGTGATAAGGTCACAGCCGATCGCCAGCGTCCCGCCCTTCGAGAAATTGTTGTTCGCTATGACCTGTCCCTTCTTCACCCGATCGCCGACCTTCACGAGCGGCGTGTCCGTGAGAAAGGCTTCGCTGTTCAACGGATAGAGGTAGTGGAGGTTGACGATGTGGACCGCTCGGTCCGACCCCCTGATCTTGATCTCTTCCTTTCCGATCCGCTCGACGACGCCGTCGACGGGGGACTGCATGTTCATGAACTTCCCGAAGAAGTCGTGGTAGCCGAGGTCGCCGGAGTAGCGGGCCTGTACCATCGGCGGGTCAGGATTTGCCAGGGCGACGGCCTGCTCGATGTGCCTATCGGCCATCAGAACCCGGTTCGGGCTGTTGTTGTGGAGGAATGGGATCGAGTTCGTGACGACGGAGAAGAAACTCTTCGGGTCCTGGAAGATGTAATCCACCTTCTTCGCTGGAACGAACTCGATCTTCGATCTGATCCTGGCCTTTACCATCGGGGCTATGGGGACCGGTACTTTTCCGGATAAGTTGAACTGATCGAAGAATGCGACGGTTACCGTCTCCAACTCCTGAGTGTTCTTCTGGACCTTCTTCCCGGTCTTGGCGTCGAAGACCCGGAGCGTAAGGAGGTTCCCTTCCTTCTCTGCGGCGACGGTGAGGTGACCCGTAACGCCAATGTGCCCGCCTTCAGGCGAATGCGTTCCATCCAAGAAGCCCATCTGAGACGGATGGACCAGGCGGAGCGGATCCGTGATCGCGTGCTCGCTCTGGATCCCGCCCTCGCCCATCGTCGTGGTGAGCTGATTGGTCGAGGCGATGTCGATGGGATTGTGCTGGTCCGAGTACCGGGTGAACTCGCTGGTCTTGAACCAGTCGATCACCGGATTGGAGAACGTCGACGGCGAGATGAGCCTGGCGATCTTGGGGCCCTCGATGCCGCGGTCCATCCTCATGGAGATCTCGCGGACCACGTTCGGGACCACCTTGGCCAGGCGCTCCGGAACGAAGTCCTCGACGGCGTGGATGGACTTGAAGGCCAGGGACTCCGTGTCGTCCGGCTCCACGTGCTCCTGGGCGAGGGCGATCGCCTTCTTCGAGGACTCGACGAGGAGCTGCGGCGTGATGCTCTTGAATTCCTTTCCGAGGGTGATCCTCGAGATTGCCGGGTCGAGCACCTTCGAGGCGAAGAACGAGGTCACTTCCGTATTCAGAACGGCTGCGTCCGTAGGCATCTCCGCGTAACGGCGCATCGACTGATAGAGTTTCCGGACCGAGTCCTTGTCGGTCTTGGATTGGTTAGCCTCGAGGACCTCGGAACCCCATGCGTTACCGAGATCCGAATCCGAGACGCCAAGAGCGTGGAGCACCGGGTAGAGGTCCACGATCGTCGTCCCGGACTTGAGACGGAAGATACCGGTCTGCCGGAGAAAGACCACGCGATACCCGCCGCCGGCGGCGTTGATGAAGGTCTCGGTGTCGTTGGTGGACGTGTACCGGGTGTAGGGCCCGGGACGGAGCCGGAGCTGGTTCACCGTCTGGAGCTCGTTCCCCTCGACGATGTAGGAAGTCCGGCAGGTGATGTGGGGAAGGGTGACC